AACTGGTTCAGATCCATATCCACCCACAGATTCAACATATTTGTCAGGTCTATAATGAACTTCCTCACCGCTAATGAATCCATGATCAGTATAAGTAATAGTTTCTCCAGTATATTCACCACTTAAGGTAATAGAACCATCATTAACTGATATTGCGTTCGCATAACGTGGTAATGAGTTTGTAGCAACATATACTCCATCTTCTCCATCAAAATAAGATGCAGTAACATCAGCCAAGTATTGTTCAATACTGGGATTAGATAAAGATGAAATTTTTTGAATATTTCTTCTTACATCAAAGTTGTTGGTCAAATCTATTCCACTAAAACCATTACAGGTAAATTGATTATCAGAATCGACTGAAATAACAGCACCACCAAAAACTTTACCATTTTGATCAATTAATTCGATAGAATCGCCAATTCTGAAACATACGTCTTGATTAGAACAATCTAATTGAGTTAATTGTAAAGGATGTTCATCAAAAGTCGTAACAATGTAATTTTGACCACTTACGACAATAGTTTTTACTTTAAGTTTAGCAGGAGTGTTATAAAGTAAAGAATCGGCAATTTCACTATGTTTAGAGACTCCTAAAGACTGTAAAAAGATGTCATCCCCTTTTTGGAAGTAAGGAACGTTGCTAGAAATCGTTTCAGTAACAAAATCGCCTAAAGAACCTTTTACCCAAAAACGAACAAGATCTCCATCCGGAGAATAACCAAAAGATGAGACATTTTGATAAATTGTGGTTTTATCTTCAATAATACTCGTTACACCAACACATCCATAAAACTGGTTAACAGATTTTGATGTATATGTGATAATTCCCGAATTATAACTATCAAAATCAACTGTTAGTGTTCCAGTGGTCCCAAATCCAATCGTAGACTCTACTGTAAGCGTCGTAGACCCACTTGAAGTCTTTCCAATGACTTTAGAGTTAGGATCTATTCTAAAGTCGCCACCAATTGATCCAAAAACATTTAAATCCTTATTTTCATCATAATCTAAGTTAATTCTATGAAAAACTTTATTAGAAGTTCTTCTTATCTCTTCTACATCAATAACAGAACCAAAAGCAGTCGTATTTCCATATTCATCTTCTTGAAAAACTGTTTGCGTCTTTAAATCACTAACATCACCTTCAAATGCTTCTACAACTAATTGTTTGTTCCTCTTATAAGAAGCATTTGATGGAATAAAGAGATTATCTTGCGGTTTAAGTATTCTAGCGTTTACACCATATAAAGCTTTGAAAAGAATTTCAAATGAATTCTCTGTTCCTTTGGAAGAATAGAAATCTTTTGATTGCCTAATAAAATTAGGAACATTAATACCTGTATGTAACTCTCTATCTTCAAATCCAGGTAAAAATTGTGTTTTTAGTTTCTTAAGAAACTCTCTAAGGAATAAAGATGATAAATTGATGACTTGTGCATCTTTAACATGATCATCTGCACTACTTTCTTCAAAAATAAGCTCATCTGGACCACTTAGTCCTCTATAACTGGTTATACCACTAAATCCACGAATACATCCAGTAAATGTAGTCTCTGTTTTAGCTGTATATGAAATTATCTCATCATTTACCTTTAAAAGACCATATGAATCAGGCCATCCATTAGTGGATTTTACATTAATGGTCAAATCTACAGAATCAACATCTGAAGTGATCGATGTAAACCCTACAATAGAACTATATGTACCAACCTTAGTATATTGATCAATATTCTCTAAAATATTGACAGGACCACCTTGAAATTCTGTAGACTTATAATAAGTCTTCAGAAAGTCACCTGCTTTATAACCATCTGTTCGTAAAAAATCTGGTAATTGACTTTCAACTACTGATTGGATCTTTACCCTTTTTTCTAACATTTATCTAGTTATGGATCCGTTTGAGAAACTTGATGATACAGAATATTGTGATCCAGATACATCATTTCCACTAGAAATAGTGTCTGGGACAACATTTATAGAACTCTTACTTATATCTAGTTGTAAAAAGAGATCCTGTTTTCCAATAACGTCATTTGACTCAGGATTTGCTTGAATTTCAATAATTGGAGTGTTTACAGATAGTGCTGAAGTATTAATAATAGCGATTGGGTCTAACATTATCTCACCTTTGATATAATCAACGGTTCCAATGTCCCTTCTAATTATTCCACCTTCAGTGGGGGATATTCTGCGTATAAGATTGATAGTACCACTTCTTAAATCATCATAAGGAGAATCAGTAAGGAAAACTTCTCCTTGATAACCATTAATACGGAATCCAGTGGTTTTAATATTATTTCCATCAGGATTTACGTGGAATTGATTACCATAACAAATTTCATAGTCTGCAAATGCATTTAGAACAGGTCTAAGGTCACGACGCATTACAACATTTGTAATATTTGATGTAATTGCATTATTTGTGTCATCAATGGTTTTTAGAAGTTTACTATACTTCAATCTTGCACCAAATTTGTTCAATTCGATAGAATCTGCATAAGTTTCTAAAGTTTGAATGATAGAAGTTTTTAAACCATTGGTGTCTGCGACTTTATCTGGGTTATAATAAGCATTTGTATCAGTTTCAACAAATAAGTACTTTAAATCAATAACTTTAGGAACAATACCTGCAACAGAGTAAACTTTTAGTTTTGATTCAATACTATTTTTGATAAAGTTAGACAAATAGTTACCATTTTTGGGTTTTATGCCAATAAACACTTTTCCATACTCAGGAGGACTTAATTCTTCTCCTCCAAAAACCATTGCAGACTCAGTTTCAGGAAAAACCTTCTTCGTCATGATTTCATAGTCTGTAGCAGTTACTGCACGGTTCTGAGCAGCGTAATTTTTAGGTGCATAATTCCTAACAGAATCTACAGACTCAATTTCACCTCCTCCAGTAGAAGGATTTGTTGTAGAAATAACAGAAACACCAGATGTAACAACTCTATCTGCATTATCAACTAATCTACCTGAAAATTTGAAATTTTCTATGCCATTTGCATCCGAACCAGCAGTTACAACATAAGTTGCAGTAATATAATTGTTATTATCTAATCTTTTACCAAAATTACCATCTCCAAATAGCAATTCATACTTTTCATCATCAGTTTCTTGTATAAGATAGATTTTAGAATCTTTATTAATATCAATAATACTATCTACAAGGTTATATTTCACTGGAGTAAGTGCATAACTAAATTCTTTGACTTTTACTACTAAAGTTGATGTGTCAACATTAGCATTTGGAATAATAAAACGTTGATCTAAATTTGAAGTATTTACTGTAAAGTTCTGTGTTAGGAAAGTTCCTTCATATATTGAGATATCATTAAAATATGCAACATCATCAACTACATTTGATGTAACATCTTCAGGAATACAGAAAGTATAATTAGACCCACCAAACTGCTCTGAGACCGCTACCAGACCTGCTCTAAGCGTTAGTGTTGTAGGAGTAGTACTAAGTGCTGATGTATCAACAAAAAAGCTTACAGTTGCTATAGCAGATTTCTTAGAAGATGGTACATATCCAATATTTCTAGCAAGTGAAACTATATTTGCTCTTAAAGTTGCACTATCAATAAACGTTTCGTTCGCTACCATATTGGCATTATACGAAGAAATGTAAGTATTGTATGCTAACGTGTCAATTAATACGGAAAAATTGGACCCTTCAAAGTCAAAACCCGTAAAATTGCTATTGGAACGCAAATAATCTTTAATTTGCGTCTTAATTTGATCAAAATCTAGATCAGAGAACTTGGTAAGCGGCATTTATCTCGATGGTTGCAGGATAAATTGTAAAGTTTGAGGTATATCTGCCTCTCCAACAATAAAATATGACAAAAGAACGTTATATCCGTTGTCATCATATGCAGGATTGACTTCAATTGTTTGAATTTCGACTCGTGGTTCATAATTTTTAATTGTAAGTTCAATTTCTGACTGAATTTCAGCAGCAGAAGCAAAATCTAGTAGTTCAAAAAGACTATTATTGATGCGTGAACCTAAATCAGGTTGAAAAAATCTTTCTCCAACTATAGTTAGGATTAAATTTCGCACAGAACGTGCTATAGAAGTAGCATTTTTCACCACGATGAGGTCATTCGTGATTGGATTCTTATTAAAGGTTAGGGAAATGTCCTTATATTCCCTCGTAATCGCTTGCGCCACTATCAGTTAATAGAATATTCATATTATTTAGACGGGTTTTACTAAGTTTCACTAAAAAAGGGGGTCGAAACCCCCTTTCGCCTTATTTTCCCTGCCCTCTTTTCCTTTTTCGAGCCGAGTTACGCGATGTCGCGCTATATTTCGAGTGTTTTCCTTGCCCCTGACGAGTTTTTTTGGGAATCGTTTCAACAAAACTCATACCCATCAGTGTTCTTTTGATTTTTGCCATAATTTAATCAAATAATACGTGTCTTTTCATGTCCTACACGAATACGAGGATCAACCCAAATCTTCCATCCGGCATCCATTGCGTCTAA